CCCTGCTAGGGTAAGCAGCGCCTTCGCAATCCCTTCCCAACTAAGCTTGCTGAACGCAACCAAGACTGGAGTCAGGATCGCAAGCGCTGCGGCCATGACTAGAAGTGCTGCGGCACCAGGAAGAGAAGCCTCCATGGCGAGGGAAGCGGCAGCTAGCAAGACCAGTGCGCCAGCCAGCAAGACGAGTGCTCTGGCAACAGCTCCCCATGACAATCCGCCAAGAGAATTCAGGGCAACAGACAGGACGAGAATAGCTGCTGATGCGACGATAAGCGCTGCGGCGCCAGGAAGAGAAGCCTCCATGGCTGCCATGGCCACGACGAGAATAAGCAAGACGGCGGCTAGGGCAACAATACCCTTGACCAGAGTGCCGATTGAAAGAGAACCCAGAGACGCAACTGCCGAAGCCATCACGTTCAAGGCCGCACCTATAAGAAGCATGGCCGCTGCAGTGACGATCAGGTTGTCGCCGCCGCTGAACTTCTGGAACGCAACCATCAGAATTAGAAGCGCAGCTATAGAGCCTATGCCTTTCGCCAGGGTGCCGAAGTCCAGCGTACCCAGTCTCTTGACAGCAACACTCAAGATGTTGAGTGCCACGGCCATGACTTCGAGAGCATATGCTGAAGCGACAAGCCCCTTGGTGTTGGCCGACATGACGAGAGTCGCTGTCACGAGTTCGACGAGCAGGATCGCTATCGCAGCAAGACCCTTTTCGAGCGTAGCCCAGGATTGATGGCCAAGAATAAGTACAGCTGTGGACAGTATGACGATTGCCGTCGCCAACTCGTTCAGAGCTATCCCAATGGCTGCCATCTTTAGGATTCCGGCAGAACCGGCAACCTTGGTGACAACCGCGAGCGCTACGATAAGCTGGGTCATCATGACTGTGATCGCGCCTAGAGACTTGCTCAGGTCGTTCACATTCAGCGAACTCAGAGCAAACATGGACAGCGTCAGAAGCGCAACCGCACTTGCGATCTCGTCCAGCGTCTTGGCCTTGAGTGAAGCCTGCATGCTTTTAAGTGCGCCAGTCAGGCTTTCGAACGATTCCTTGATGCCGTCAAGAAGACCACCGCCTTCGCTGGTGGCCGAACCGAACTTCAGGAAGAAGTCCGTAATCATCACAAGCACCTTAGTAAGCAGCAGGCCGTTTATAACCGAGACGACTGTCGAGAAGTTTCCGCTGACAACCGCCTTAGCGATGGCGTCCCCAAGCTTTGAGAACGCCGAGGCTATCTTGGCGACAACAGGCTGAGCAACTCCGGCCAACTTTCCGAATGACGGTCCGACAGATGTTAGCGCTCCGATAACCGACGAGATAGTCCTGACTATGTTACGGAGGCCCGAAGTAAGTACATCGAAGAAGGTCTTGATTCCAGTACTCGAGGATATGAACTGCTCGAGCTTCTGCAGGAACGTACCGAATCTAGCAACTAGCGCCAGAAGACCCGTGCCTCCTGAGGCGGCTGAAGAGCCGATGCTAAACAAGCTTTTGACAAGGCCGCCTATCAGGTCTTCTGCTATCTTAACAACCGAGAAAACTCCGACGAAGACTTGCTTAAGCTCAGCAAGGCCCTTCTTACTAGGCTCAAGCTTAGCGACGAAATTATCAAGCGCTACGCCCATCGCGATTAGCGTTTGGGCTGTAACCGGCGGGAAGACCTCCCGAAAAGCTGCGCCGATCGTCGACAAGACCTTGCCGAGGATACTGAACGCTTCCGAGATTGCCTGGATGACCTGATCGCGACCACCCAGTTGAACGAACTGGTTCAGAAGCTTATCGAAGCTATAAATCGGCTTCGTGAACAAGTTCTCGAGCGTAGTGTGTACGGCACTTAGAAGCGTTGTCGCATCGCCGATATTTCCGATAAGCGATTGCCATACAGTAGACCAGGCAGTCGCGACTTCTTCACGAAGTGCTGCTTGCAGCTGCGTGATGGTCCGGATCTTAGTCGCTGAATCTTGCGCGGCCTTAGCCTGTGCGAGAATATCCTTAGTCTGCTGAGCAGTGTAGCCCAGCGCCTTTAGCTGGCTAGCGCTAAGGTCGCCCGTGAAGGTGGTGAGCGTCTGAGTCAGAATCTTGGAAGTTAGCCAGCCTTGCTGAAGCGAGTTACGGAAGCTGCCGGCCTTCTTGATGATGGCGTCAATGTTAACGCCTGTCGCCCTTGCTGTCTGCTCAAGAGCGTTCTGGAATACCCGTCCGCCAAGACCCGCATTGACGACGCTGTTCCAGTCTTGCAGGTTTACCTTGCCGTTGGCGATAGCCTGAGAGAGCTGGTACATCGCCGTACTGGCTTGTTCGGCACTAGAACCCGAAAGCGCAGCTAGGTTAGCAATACCCTTGATGGAGGCGACCGATGTCTTCAGGTCAACGCCAGCAGCCGTGAAGGTTCCGATATTATGCGCCATCTGGCCGAAGTTGTACACCGTTTGGTTGGCATACACATTCAACTGATTGAGCGCTGCGGTGACCTGGCTAAGATTTGTTCCCTGAGCCTGCGTGTTCGCCAAGATCGTCTGGATCGCATTGATCTTCGTCTCATAGACATCCAGACCTTGCTTGATCGGGTCGATCGTCAACGACTTGGCGATACTTATGCCAGCATTGAGAGCGCGGTTCGCAAGATTGCTGAGGATAGTTATACCCGTGATGCCAAGCAAACCGAACTTAGACGAAAGCGAATCAAGTCCGCTAGCCATTCCCGCCAGCGAGAACCTCTTGCCTGCGGAGTCGATGTTGTTTATGCCAGCCTCGCCGCCCTTTAGGGCATTAAGGCCATTCTTAAGACTCGACAACGCAGTAATGGCGTTCTTGATGCCATCAACGAATGTCTGACCCTTGAAAGTCATCTCAACAATGCGCTGATCAACGCTACTAGCGCTCATGTTGTCACCTCCCTCCAGACTGCTTGCTCAATCTCGTCGAATATAGGCGCAATGGCTGGGTTGATGAAGTTCCGGCCCTGAACGTATCCGCCTGTGCCTGTTCCATGCCCCATCTGAAGCATGATGACTATGGGCGTTCCCTCACTATCTACATGGCGATTTATCCACCATATCGTCCAGGTTCCGCCTTTTTTCTCGATCTCGTAATCCCACAAGGCCGCTGTCAAGCCACTTTCAGTTGGCGTAGCGGCGGCCAGGGCGGATACTCCTTGTTGAGCATATGAAGTCAGGGCGTTGAATATGTCGCCTCGCGACATCTTGCTGAAGAACCTGTCTGTGTTTTCGAAAGAGCCTTTTGATGATATCTGAACGATTGACATGAGGCTCCTTCGAAGTTAGTACTTGATAAAGAATGCGACATTCAGGAAAGGCGGGTCGTTCAAAGTCGAGCCAGAAACAGACGGACCACCAATCGCCGTATGCCCAGTCACCTTCGCGCCACTCGTCTGGTTAGCGCCAGAAGAGCTTGTCGTAGTAACGTCACCGGAGTTAGTAACATTCCAGGCCGTGGAGGTAATTCGCTCCATATATATGTTCGGAGCAGCAACAGATGCAATCGAAACATGAGCGGTAGCGTCAGTACTACCACCTTCGATCGTGTGATCGTGCGTGGCAACCGTGTGGGTGTGTACGTCTGCGCCGCCAGTTACGCCGGCATTGGTTCCGTACGACGCATCCATTCGCGGGAAACGATTGGACATGTTTGGAACATTAAAGGTTGTTGTCCCGTCTCCGGGACCGTAACGGGTTCCAAGCAAAGCGAACAATGCGGAATACGTAGTCCTCGAGACAGCCATGCCGTTGCAAACTAGCCATCCGCCTGCGGGCGGCCCACCAGTCGCGAACATGATGATAGTTCCGGTTGGCATAATTCCTGCGGGTCCGGCCGGACCCGTCGATCCCATTGATCCTGTGGGACCAACAACACTACCCGCATCGTGCGTTCCGCCACCGTGATCAGTCAGGACCAAGTGACCAGAAGAATTGACCGTTCCTCCCGTGATAGATGCATTGGCGATCGCATCCATTGCGGCGGCAGTCTTTCCCGTGACTTCTGCCACGTCCCCTCCTTACAGTGAGCGAATCTTGTAATTATCAGCATCTACGACTGTTACGAACGCGCCGGCAATCGTAAACGAACTTCCCGATACGGATATAAGCGAGTCGGGTCCATTCGCCGTCCAAGTTCCATCTTGGTTATCTGTAATGGTGACTGTTGTGTATGACTCGAATATTCCGTAGATCTTAAACGGATCGGGCAACGAAGGGTCGTTTGAGTCGTCCGCGTAAATAAGCGCCTCGAGATCAACCAACGCACTAGGTTGAACATAGTCGAGCATTATCACGACATGCGCCGAATAACCACCCGCGGGAATATCAACAGGCGTCGTCGTAAAATCCCAGGAAAATGTTAGCGGATTGACGTTAGCGCCGATGGTCTGATACTGGTCGTTCGATGGAGACGTTATCGCGTTATAGACAATATGGAGTTCACGATTATCTCTCCACGTCAGTCCAAACGGGTTCTTGTTTTGCGACATCACCCAGCCAGACAAAACTCCGATGCAAGAATCGAATTCATCCGGATATGTAAACGCGGATATAGTCCCCGAGAAAGTCGATGGCGATGAACGATTACGATGACGTCGTCCGTCAATATAAAGAGAACTCGCTGCGTCATCGCCCTTAACTGTGACGGATATAAGTCCATTCCATGGAACGCCTGGTCCAGTATTCGGAAACAAGACACCTTGCTTGACTCCTTGTGAGTAAGGACGAATATCGCCCCAAGTTATGCGCACGCCTCCTCCTAGGATGCCAGTAGTGTGATAATCTCCTGCACGCTAGGCATGCGCGGATCGTGAGTGTTGTCTCCATACAAGATGGTCTCTAGCGCAGACATGACATCTGTACTGTTCTTTCTTGTGTCGAAAACCAGATGTGCTGTAGGCCTATAGCCAGGTACTTCGATGGGACTCGTAACTATGTCCCACGAATACGTCTTCGCGCTAACGTTAGCTACGATAGTCTCGTGAATGAAATCCGAGCTCTTGGCAACAGCGTTATAGACCAGGTTAACGCGGTATCCGAAATCGGAACCTGAAACATCGTCCCCTATCAGTGTTCGATAGCTGAATCCGAAAACCTGTTTCGGTTGTTCGGCGACATATAGCGCCGGAGAAATTTGCTGACGACCAACGCAAGGTGCGAATTCTAGAGGCGCAGAGAAAGCCTGAATAGTGCCATTGAAATCCTCTCCTGCGGCAATGTTCAGGACCTTCTGACCGTCGACGTAGTACGGTGTCGAACCGCCGCCTGTCGGA